GGGGCCACTTTCACAACCGGGACGCCGATGCCGTCGGTGCTGTTGGAAGCGCTGGCGGAGGTAACGTCAGCGACCAGCTGGGCTACCAGTTCCTTCAGGATGCGGTAGGTGATTTCATCGTAGATGTAGCGCAGGAAATCCTCGCCGCCCAGGTCGATGGCTTCGTCGGAGATCCGGATCCACTTCTTGATGTTTTCGGGCTTCAGCTCCACGATGCCGATGGTGATCTCTTCCTCGGTGAGGCCCGTAGTGCCTTCAGCGTGCACCCAGGCGCCGGTCGCGGTCAGCTCGAACGGAACACGCAGATTGCCTTTGAAATAGGTCTTGCGTACCCGGTTCAGGAACTCGTTCCGCTCCCATGCGGTTTTGATAATGGTTTCCAGCATATCCGGCACGGGCAGCTGGCCGTTGCTCTCGGCGTTCTTGCTCAGCAGTACGGAACGGCATTCAGCCGGGTTGCCGGTCTTGATGTACTTCGCATAAGCATCGATATACTCTTTGCTGTTGCGCACCTCGACCTCGTCATGCTTCTCAGCATGGAAGGAACCGATCACGATGCCGGCAGCACCATCGGCGATAGCCTTGCGGGTTTCCTCCGCCTTCGCGGCGGTGTCGCGGATCTGCTGGGCGTTCTCGCGCAGCTCGTCCATTTCGTTCTTCAGGGCGTCCAGGTCCGCGCCCTCCTGCTCCATCTCCTGAAGGATGGCAGCCTTCCGGGTTTCGATTTCCTGAATGGTCTTGTACATGGTTTTTCCTCCTTAAAATGATTTTGCCGTAATGGCGATCTGTTCTTTTTTCCGCTTCCGTGCCTCATCGGCAAGCCGCTCCTGCTCAATCTCGGCGATAACTCCCTCGCTGAAATTCCGTGCGGATATTTCTGTCGTATCGTTCGCAGGGATCGATACGGCTGAAACGTCATATAGTTTTTTGATCCCGGTGATTTTCCTGTGGATAATGATCTTTCCGTCCACGTTTTCCTCGGTTCTTTCCTGCTTGCCTACAGTGAAACCGAAAGACATTTTTGTCGTGTATCCTCCCTTGATTTCTTCATACAGTTGGCGGCCTATCTCCGTTCCACCGAGATTCGCACGGATCATTAATCCGTGGTCATCGCTTTCAAGCTGCAGCGTGCCATTGCTGATCCGGGCGAATACCCTTCCTTCGTGGTTATACTGCATGATCGTGTCTTTTGTATCGGCATCATCAAAGGCTCCGCTGGCTACCTGTTCCCGCACCTCATACACATTATCGCCGTACAGGGTATATTCACGGTTGTACGTGGTAGCGTAGCCCTCGACAATCTTTTCACCGTTCTGACCTTCCCGGGCCTCAATGGCTCCGAGTTCAATCATCCGATATTCTCTGTCCTTGATATTAGCTGGCATTTTATTCCCCTCCATATCCCGTCTTGTCATCAGGCGGGTTAGTTATGTCGTAATACTCACCACGGGCCGGGATCTGGCTGCCATACGGATCAGGCAGCGGCGCCAGGTTCAGGATCTCGCGCAGTTCGTTCCGGGTCATCAGGCCCCGGTCCGCCATCTGGCTGATCGCGTTCATCTTGTCGGCGTTGCTCATGTACTGCAGCCGGTTCGATGTGAAGAATATCCGGTTCCCGAACTGCCGTTCACGCTCCGAGTAAAACATCCGCGTCATTACGTCTGACAGCTGGATCGCAAACCATTCGACAGCGCCCTCATAGAAGGCCAGCCAGGCATCACCGAAAGCTTTGTTCTGGATAATGTCTTCATTGACCGCGAAATAGTCGTACACATTGTCCTTGATCAGCTTCTGCTGATCCGGATCCACCTTGTAGGCTTCCTGCTTCACCTGCTGCACGTTCGTGTAGGTGTTCGGGAAAAGCACCAGGCCGCCGGAGGTCTTCTTGTTCTGGAAAGTGAACTTGTTGAACCGCTCCATCTCGCTGGCCAGGTCTTCATCCGTCGCCCAGTTGTCGCTCTGGGCGCTCCAGCGGTAGGTCGCGCTGTTTTTGATGCCCTCAATGATGCCCTGTCTCTGCATCTCGATCAGATCCAGGGTGGCCTTCATGGCGTCGTTGCTGTCGCCGAACAGATCTGACTTGTACTGATACCGGGTCAGGATGCCGACCTCGTACAGGCTGCAGGCCAGGCGCTTGTTGTTCTTCAGCCAGAACCGGACATACGGTGTCCCGTTGTACTCGACCAGCTCCCACCGGTCAGGCAGGATCACGGTCACGCCGTTCATCTCGCCGTATTCCCCGCGCGTCGGCACTAAAAAAGCCGTGTTCCTCGCGTAGAGGATCACGGCCGTCCGATACTGGAACTGGCTCCATGTGGTGTACGGGTTCGGCTGCACCCGCATCCTGTTCTGCAGGTTCGGCTTCGCGCTGCCTTCTATGTTGAACTGCAGCTTCGCCGCGTGCCGTCCGTGCGCGTCCAGCGCCGCCCGGATCAGATCCGACTCAAAGATCGATCCGTTCCAGGTGTGGAACGCGGGAGTGTACCCGTCCAGCAGCTGAAAGGTGTGATGTGCCTTTACCGCCGCCGGCGGCTCCTTCTTACCGAAAAGTTTTTCCATCAGTCCCAACAATATCACCCCGCGTTCATTAACCGCCGGCCCATCTCGGCCCAGTGGTTCGCCCTCATGCACATCGCGTCCAGGATGGCCGCGACGCCATCGACGTGTGCGTTTTTGCTAAGTTTCACCAGTTTCTTCCGCGGATGCGCGGAGGTCCTCGTTTCAATCTGCTGAGCCGCGTCCATCATGTGGATCTTCAGCAGGTCGTTGTCGTCCATGTCCCGGATCCGGCCTTCCCGCAGCATCCCCTCAAAAGTGTCCTCGATGCCGGTCAGGTTCCAGCCCTGAAAGACGCTCTCCATGTGGAAGCTGGCCTTTTCCATCAGCTGCACCCATTCCTGGGCGCTGTACCGGTCATAGCCAACCTGCAGCGGGTAGATCTTCCAGTCACGCACCAGGCTTTTGAACCACTCCAGCACATCGTTCGTGTCGATGAACTCCGTGCCGGATGTCGACATAAACCCGCGGTCGATCATGATCTGGTACGGCACGCCGTCCCGCCGCGTGGCCTCCTCGATCCGGTTTTTCGGCAGCCAGAAGTGCGAATGGATCCAGATAATGTCGTCCTTCTGCAGTGCGATGCAGGCTGACGTTAAATCCGTTGTTTGCGATAAATCCACGCCAGCCAAACAGTAATGATTTTTCAGATCCGTCAGCGCCAGCCGGTGCCCGAACATCTTCTGTACGTCTTCGGATCTGAACCATGCCTGACTGCTGCTCTGTTTGATATTGCAGTATTTTGTCAGGAACTCTGTTTTCTTGCTCAGGCTCTCCCTGGCTGTCGCGATCTCCTTCAGGATGAACTTTATGCTTACGCTCTCGCCAAGGCCTGGAAGGCTCTTCCGCAGTTCGTTAAGATCATCCCATTTTTTCTGATCATCTATTGTATAGAGGATCGGCAGGATATGTTCTTCCTGGCTGTTCCCCATCAAAAAAGCCGTTCCTCTTCGGAACAGCTCATCATAGATGCCTTCGTTTACATACCCCGCGGAACTGATCATGATACCGAACGGTTCATCACGGGCGCCAGTGCCGGATACCATGACCTCCCATTGTTTGAGGCCCTTATCTCCAACCCAGCTGCTTCCTTCATCGCCTACCCAGCTCATCGGTCCGTATCCGTCACTGGTCTTGTCAGCAAATGGCAGCTTCTGGATAGTCGTGTTTGATTCCTTGATATACAGGCCGCGGGTTTTCGTGCTCTTTGTCTTTTTCTGAAGCGTCGGTTCGTGATCTACATTAAATTCCAGCGCAGAAAAAGCCAAATCCGCTTGTGCCAGCTTGGGAGCAAGAAAGTAGATTTCCGATCCGAACTCACCGGCAGCATAGGCGAAATATGTTTCAAGGCCGGCGGCGATCAATGTCTTTCCGCACTTCCTGCCGACAACAAACATACATTCAGTGAACTGTCTGATCCCGTCAGCATCAATAATACCGAACATCAGGCTGAGCGCTGCCTTTTGCCACAGACTCAGTTTGATCCGGCCCGGTGCAAGTTTCCCTTTGTAATGATGACAGTATCTTTCAATAAACCCGATTGCTGAATTTGCACGCCGCTGGTCAAATGTCCACCTTCCGCTTTCAAGCCCGTCAATAATCACCTCATACAGCATCCGGATCCATTTTCCGACGGTAATGCTGCCGTCCTGGATCCCCTGATAGTATGTGTAGATCGCGTTCTCTTCGTTCATAACTTGAACTTGTCCAGCTCATCGTCTTCGTCTTCATCGTCGGCCGGGATCATGTCATTCAGCTGTTTAATGATGGACTGATAGCTTTTGTCCGTCGCTGTGAATGTTCTGGACGCCGGGCGCTCCCGTTCATACGGTTCTGTTTTTTCTGACTGCGTGAACCATTCCGTCTCGCCCTTTTCTTCCAGTTCAGCCCACAATTTGTCGAGCCTGACCCGCAGCCGGGCCGCCTGAATGATCAAACCCTGTGCCAGGGCGAATTGTTTCGGCGGCAGACCGCGATAGATCTCTGTCAGTCTCTCGATCTCCACCTGCTCTGGGTTCTTCGTCACGGTAAGTCTGCCTCCTCTCTCATAAAGTGGTAGGGGGTTACGCACATCTACGGAGCTTTTTTCGGACC